TCAACACGATGAAGACTCGCTATCGCTTGGACACCATCTTTGGTGTCGTCAACAAGCAGCCTGAGATGAGCGGGATCATCCTGTTCGGTCAGCCCTAAGGCGTAGTCCTTAATCACACTGGGGAGGGTAGTTGACTCTACCCTCCCTTTTGTGTATTCAATCTGTATGCCACTGAAAAAAGGTTATTCCCCAAAAACCATTTCCAGCAATATCAGTGCTGAAATGAAATCTGGCCGCCCTCAAAAGCAGGCCATTGCTATTGCTCTGAGCACAGCTCGCACAGCAAAGAAAGCCACAGGCAAACCCGTTGGGAAGCTCAAGAAATGACTGAGTTTCCTGCTTTGGTTTACAAGGTTCCGGGCAAATATGTGCGCCCACATGGAACTTACGATTTTGAAGGCGTAAATAACGCTGAAGAACTACAAGCAAAGCTCAAAGAGGGCTGGTTTTGCTCTCTTTCAGAAGCAATTGAGCCTCAAGACAAAGAAGAAGTCACAGAAGAAGATGACACTGCACCTCCTACTCGCCAGGAACTTGAGGAAAAGGCTACTGAGCTTGGCATTAAGTTTGATGGCCGGTTTTCTGATAAGAAAATCGCGCAGTTAATCGACGAAGCACTGGCTAAATAGTATGGGTTACACCAAGAGACAGATCATTGAGCAAGCCTTCGAGGAGATGGGCCTTGCATCTTACGTCTTTGATCTGACCGCAGATCAGTTTGAGAGCGCACTGAGGCGCCTCGACCTGATGGTGGCTTCTTGGTATCTCAAAAACATCCGTATTGGGTATCCTCTGCCGATTAGTCCTGAGAACAGCAACATCGACCAAGAGGTTGATACGCCAATGCAGGCCAACGAGGCTCTGGTGCTCAATCTGGCGGTTCGTTTGGCGCCTTCTTACGGTAAATCGCTGTCTCCTGACACAAAAGCGAATGCCAAGTTGACGTATGACCAGCTTTTGATTCAAGCAGCGGCTCCGATTGAGCTACAGTACGATAAAACCTTGCCACTTGGGGCTGGATACAAGCGCACAGAGCGTGTATTTGTAGACGTACCGAATTTAGATCCAGTACAAGTACAGCCCAACGGCCAAATCCTCTTCAGGAACTCCTAGCATGTCCATTGAACGCCTTTCACTAATCGACACGGTCACGGCATCGACCAATTTTGCCGTAAACGTCAATGGACAGGACTACCGGGTTCTCGCCCAGTCCGTTTACGACTACATCATCAATGCCACAGAAGAGTTTGGTGGTGGAGACGGCATTCTTGGGGACAAAACCATTCAGTACTTTGCTCCCTCTGCTACTGGCTGGTCTGTAGCTGTTGCGGCCGAAAGCCAGAGCGCATGGCTCGTGATTACGCCCACAGCAGGCTTTGCTACTGGCACAATTACGATGCCGGCATTGATTAACGTGAAGGAAGGTCAGGAAGTGCTGGTAAACTGCACGCAATCTGTTGGCACGCTTACTGTGCTTGGTAATGGTGCAAACGTGATTGGCGCACCTACGTCACTGGCTGCAAACGGCTTCTTCCTGATGAAGTTTGAACCAATTCTGAGCAATTGGTATCGTGTTGGATAACTACTAAATTTATGGGCCTCGCTTTTCAACCCGCTTACAACCTTGGTGTCACGGTTACGCCAGATGTGACCTCTGCCTCTGTGACTCTTGGATTCACATCTGAGTCCGTTGTGTTCACCAACCTCGGATCAACCATTGTGTACGTCCGCGTTGGGACCGCTACCAGTGGCGCACCTGCGACAACTGCCGGCTATCCCGTCCTTGTGGGATCACAGGTGTCTATTGGCAAGGATCAGGACGATGACACTGTCTCGTTTATCTCGCCCGGTGGCCCTGGCTCGCTTCACATCATCCAAGGCATCGGGCTGTAATGATCCGTTTCCTGTCAAGGCGCCGGTCCAAGACTCCTGCAACGGCTGGCGCAGTGCCTCCTGTCGTTACATTCACTTACCTGCGTCCCGACGGGACATCTCAGTTTAGACGCCCTGACGGCACCTCAATCTACATCCGACCCTAGCCATGCCAAATCTCACGGTTTCCGCAGACATCGACTCTTTCATGCAGGCAGCTAACAACGCTGCTGCTTTGGCCTCTCTAGGGGCTCTATCGACCACTCAGATTGCAGGTCTGTCTACCACTGCACCAGCAGCTCTTTCGACTACTGCCGTTGTGGGTCTGAGCACCTTTGCTGCTCGTGCAGATCACCAACACATTTTTCCAACACTTGGTGAACTTGGCGCCCAGGCTGCCCTGACAACATCTGCTCCATTGTCGCTTAGTCTTGGAGGAACAGCAGCGATAAGTGCTCAGGCTGCCATTTCAAGTCTGGGTGTTGGAATGCGTATGGTCGAGGCGCAGACTACCGCAAACATCACCGGAAACATGGTTGGTAATGTGTTTACTGTGACGGCTACAGGAGTGTTTACCACCGATGGATACACTCCAGTGCTGGGTGACATCATTGCGTTTGCACTGCAAACCACAACAACGCAAAATGGGTTTTGGGAAGTAACAACTGTTGGAGCAGTTGGTGTATCTGCCGTATTTACGCGACCATCTTGGTACACAGGGGTTGTCAAGAATTCGATGTACATGACCCGTTTTGGGTCAGCCCAAAACGGATTTGTTCAAACATTTGTGGGTCCAACCGGAACAGGAAACACTGAAATCACTGTTGGGACAACCAACATTACGATGGTGCGGGTCAATCTCAGAGCGTCACCTGCGAGCCTTAGTAGCAATGTATTTACTGGGCCGCAAACGCTACGCGCAAATGGTTCTGGAGCACAAAATTGTCCGCTCATCTTTCAATCTGGCGTTGCGCTAATGGGAACGCCGGTAGGAAATGCCGTTGAGTGGTTTGGCGACCAGTTGTATCTGACCACGGCAGCAGGAGTTCGCACGACCAACACAACGCACGTTGCCATCCCGGCTACTGCAACATCTGCTGGCCTTGTGGGCCAGATTGCAGTCGATAACGCAGGCAGTTGGCTTTACGTTTGCACGGCTACAAACGTATGGAAGCGAGTGCTTTTGACTACATTCTAACTTTCCCCCGGACAAACGCAGTAAACAAAAACCAATATGGCTAACCAGTTCCTTCTAAAGTATAGCGCCACTTCTGGCGTTGTCCCAACGTCCGCAGAGTTGCCTCTGCGCCAAATCGCTCTGAACACTGCCGATGGCAAGCTGTTCATCAAAAAGAATGACGGTACGATTCTCACCTTCGAGAGCGCGTCCGCATTTGCCCGTGCAGTACACACCCATGTCATCTCTGATGTCACCGGCCTCCAGAGCGCCCTTGACACGCTGACGAGCGCAGCCGCTGCTGCTCAGTCTGGTGCAGACGCTTCTTTGAAGATCGCTTCCAACCTGAGTGATCTGGCGAGCGTTTCCGCTGCCCGGACCAACCTCAGCGTTGACAGCTCCTCGGAAGTTGACGGCAAGATTGCGACCTCCAAAAGCGCCTCTGACGCTTACACGGACGCCGCCATCGCAGCCCTCATCAATGGGAGTCCTGCTACGCTCGACACCCTGAAGGAAATTGCTGACGCTCTGGCCGCTGGCTCGGACGTTGCAACTGCGCTCACGCAGAGCATCGCTGGCGTTTCCTCCCGCGTTGACACGCTGGAAGGGCAGGACCTTGACTCCCGTCTTTCGACTGCTGAAGGCGAAGTTGACGCTCTTCAGAGCGATGTTGTAGCTGCTCAGAGCGCAGCAGACACTGCCCAGAGCGCCGCTGACGCTGCTCAGTCTGCCGCAGACGCAGCCCAATCGGCTGCTGACGCTGCACAGTCCACTGCGGACAGTGCCGTTTCGGCCGCTGCAACCGCGCAGGCTGGCGCTGATGCGTCTGCCAAGAAGTCTGCAAACCTCAGCGACCTCGCTGACGCTGCTGCTTCCCGCTCGAACCTGAGCGTTGACTCGTCCGCTGAAGTGGACAGCAAAATCAGCTCGGCTGTTAGTTCAGCTCAGGGCTCGCTTGAAAGCGACATCGAAGACGTGAGTGACCGGGTTACGACTCTCGAAGGTCAGAATCTCGATTCCCGCCTCACCAGTGCAGAAGGCTCGATTGCTGGCTTGGGCACGATGTCTGCACAGGATGCAAACAACGTCGCGATCACCGGCGGCCTGATCGGCGCCGGCTCCGTTCCTACCGATTCGGGTGTGATTCTCACTGAGAACAGCACCTTGGACGGAGGCACGTTCTCGGGTTTTAACGGCGGGGGTGGTGGAGGCAACACCACTCCCGTGATCGGGGCCTACTTCTACGCCAGCTCTGGTAACGACTGGGGTACGCTTGCTAACTGGTCTGGCGACAGCGCCCGGACTCAGGCAGCAACGCAGCTTCCAGACGGAACCACTGCTGTGACTCTGCTCAGTTCTGGGTCTGCCGACCTGGACACTTGGACGCAGCCGCAGAGCATTGACATTGGGTCGAATGACCTGACGTTGACCTCGGTGGCGAATCCTTCGGCTAACTTAACCTGTAGCGTTAGTGGAACAACAGGTATCATCACGCTCAACGGCGTGGCGTTTAATCGCTAACACAACTGCGGGGGTGGCTGGCTAAACGCCGGCCATCCCTGCTCTTTTTTCTTTCTATTATGGTTCAAAACATCTCAATCGCATGTGACGCCACTTTTGGCGCCGGCTCAGAAAACTTTGGCACCGTCACTGGAAACGTGACGTTTCAGACTGGTTCCGCGAACAGCGGGACAGTGACTGGCAATGCTGTGTTTGAAGGCAATGCTCAGAACAAGGCGGGTGCAACGGTTACTGGCAACGCTACGTTTGAAATTGCGTCAGTAAACAACGGAACCGTTAATGGGACTGTTGTGCCTCCAAGTGCTGATCTATCTCCGGCTGAAGGACAGATTTCGTATAATCAGTTTTTACAGTACAACGGCAACACAATCCAGCAATACACTGCTGGAGGTTGGTACAACGAAAGATATGCTGCTTATGGGCTTCCTTTCCTAACACTGGCTGATGCTGAGGCATTTGTTGCGTGGATTACAACTAATGTTGGAGTAAACCAATATGGGCCAAATGGGCAGTGGGCATACAATGGAGCCACTGCTGGTTCGCAGCAAGTTGGAGAAGAAGCAGCGTATGCTGCGTGGCTGGCTGCTAATGTGGGCGTCAACCAGTATGCAACGGCATATGTTGCAGATGGTTCAAGGGCTGGGCAATGGGCGTATAACTCGACTGAATACGGTTCACAGGCTGAAGCGCAGGCCGCCTACGACGCGGCTAACCCTCAGTAAAACTCACTCACATCAAGCCGCTGTCCAATCCGGCGGCTTGATTTGTTTTGAGTTAGTGCTACATGAAAGAAATGCCAACGATTCTGTTGAATAACAAAGTAAACGACGGCTCTGCCCCAAGTCCGTCAGACGTAGCGGTTAGGGAACTAGCTATTGACCCGTCAAATGGTTCTCT